TGATATACCTGATGAGGTTCTTTCAGTAGGTAAAGAAATACAACGAGTTCAGAATGAATTAGCTGCTTTAGCTGCTGAAGCTAACGTATCAGGTTTTACTAAAAAGTTATTAGGTAAGAATCCTTTTTATATGTCACGTATTTTTAACGAAGAAAAAATTAGACAGATAAGAATAAAGTATGGAGACCAAGCTGATAAATATCTTACTGATTTAATTGAAACAGCTATGCGTAGAGATCAACTTAAAATAGAAGATCAAGTAACTAAGATGTTAACTAAAAAAGGTAAGGTAGCAGACATTGATACAGTAGGTACTTATATAAACAAAATAGCTTTAGCTTATATGAAAGGTATTTCATCTCCTAGAAGAGCTAAGACAGATATACCTGATGCTAATGAGATGACACTAGAAGATTTAGGTGATATGCTTAAAGCAGAAGGATTTGATTTAGATGAAATAGACATTGTTACAGAAATACTTACATTGTCAAACATACCTAAGTCACATAAACGTGCTAGAAACCGTATGGTTTTAAATGAAGGTACTGTAATTAAGGTAACTAACAAAGATGGAGAGTTAGAAGATTTAGCTTTTACTGATTTATTAGAAGAAGATGCTGAACAACTTGTTAATAGTTACATATTCCAACTATCTGGTGCTATTGGTTTAGCTAGGAATGGTATTAATACTAATGTAGCTTCAACTCATTTTGAAAAATTATTAGGAAAAATACAAAAAGAAGGTCAGAAAAAAGGTCTTAAACAAGCTGAAATAGATGAAGCTATAAATGCAACTCAGTTTATGTATGATGGTATTACAGGAAGACTTAAAGACAGAAAAGAAACTCAAAACATAACTGATATGAATATAGGTGTAAGAGCTTTTAGTTTCTCTGTTAACATGGGTATGTCTGGAATGTCAGCTATGATGGAACTTAGTAATGCTATGTTTGAATATGGCTTTACGACTATACTTAAGTCTGCTCCTGCATATGCTAAACTTTTTCAACAAGCTAAAAATGGTAGATTACCTGATGGTGTAATGAGAGAGTTAGTAGAAGCTTTAGGAATGGGAAATGAAGTAGCTTTAGGTAGATGGAACAAAGTTACACGTTATGATACTGAAGATGTAGGTACTACTATTTCTCCTGAACGAGGTAGCTTTAATAAAAAAGGTCAGACTCTAAGGAATGTTGCAGGAGGGGCTGAAAGGTTATCTGCTTCAGCACAGAAAGGTGTAGCTTATTGGTCTGGTTTAACAGGTGTTACACAAACGTTACGTAGATTATCTATGATGCATTTTACCAATGAATGGGCTTTAGCTGCAAGAAAAGGTAAACTACCTTTCTCTGCTATTAAAAGACAACAGCTTGGTATTACTGATGAGATGGGTAATAAATTACTTAAAGTTATGAATAGTAATTTAGTAGAAAGATTACCTAATGGTACTGTTAAAAAACTTAATTTAGATAAATGGGATGCAGATGTAAGAGAAGCTTTTAGGGCTATAGGTTTTAAAGATGCTAGAACTAATGTACAAGAAACTAGTTTGTCATCTACTAATAGATGGATGAAATCTAATCAAGTAGGTAGAACAATGTTTCAGTTTATGAACTTTACTCTAGGTTCTTTAGAACAACAAACTCAAAGATTAGGAGTTAGAATAGCTAATAAAGATGCTACAGTAGCTAAAGTTTTGTTATCTGCTGGATTTATGGGTGGTCTTATGTATATAACTAGAACACAACTTAATGCTATAGGACGTAGTGATGCTGATGAGTATATTAAAGAACGTATGTCACCAGCTAATTTAGCAGGAGGTATTCTTGCACAGATAGGTGCTGCAAGTATGTTTACTTATATTTACCAATTAACTACAGGTGCTATGTCTGGTAATTCTTATGCAATAACTCCCCCTGCTATATCTATAGTTCAAAACATAGCAAGTAGTGCAGCTAATATTGCAGAAGGAGATATGACAGAAGCTGAGTATAGAAAGCTTTTAAGGATAGCTCCCCTTCAATCTTTATACGGAGCTAGACAAGCAATTAATGCAATAGCCAACAAGTTTGCTAACTAAAGCTAAAGTTACAACATTAATAACGAGGAACACATATGCCATTATCATACAAGAACTACACAGGAAATAATAGTACCACTACTTTTAGTATCCCTTTTACTTTTGCTGCAACTAACGAAATTAGTGTTACAGTTAATGGAGTAGCTCAGTCAAATTTATCTTTTCCTTCTTCTTCACAAGTACAATTAACCAGTGCTCCTGCTAGTGGGGCTGTTGTACAACTTAGACGTACAACTAATTTAGCATCACGTGCAGTAGACTTTGCATCTGGTTCAGTGCTGACAGAAGAAGACTTAGATAACTCTAATATACAAATCTTTCACTCATCTCAAGAAGCTGTTGATTTAACTGATGACTCAGTTAACTTAGGTACAGATGATAAGTGGGACATGGAAAGTAAAGTTGTTAAAAATGTTGCAAACCCCACATCTGCTCAAGATGCTGCAACTAAGAATTACCTTGAAACTGTTTGGTTATCTCCTGCTGATAAAACAGTTATAACTAACGTAAACAATAATATAACACCTATTACTAATGTGAATAATAGTTTAAGTGTTATTACTGCTGTTAATAATAATGCATCAAATATTAATAGTGCTTCAGCTAATGCAACACTTGCAGAAAATTATGCAGTTAAGGTTGATGCTGCAGTAGAAGCATCCCCAAACAGATATTCATCTAAAGCTTGGGCAATTGGTGGTGTTGGTGTAACAGATGTAGCAGGATCAGGTTCTGCAATGTCTTGGGCAGTGGAAGCAGATACAGTAGATGGATCAGAATTTTCATCAAAAGTATATGCAGGTTCAGGTTCTACGTTAAATGTAGGTTCAGCTAAAAACTGGGCAATTGGTGGTGGAGATAGTTTTGCAACTAGTACAGCAGTAGGAACTACTGGAGAATACTCTGCAAAATACTGGGCTGGGCAAGCAGCTGCATCTAAGACAGAATTTTCAAATGTTTATCAAGGAACAGCATCTACTGATCCAACAGGTGGTAGTGTATCTGCAGGGGATTTATATTTTAATTCAAGTACTAACAGACTTAAATTTTACAATGGCTCAAATTGGGCAAACATTGAAGCTACAGACACAAGTTCTTTTGCAAGTAATGGGTTTTCAGTAGCAATGGCAATAGCCTTATAGGAGTATAATATGGCACAAAATTTTAAACAAATAAAGATGAGAAACGTAGGTGCAACTCCTGTTGATATACCTGATAATGCAAACTTTCCTACTGGCTTTCATACAGTAATTGGTATGAACTTGGCTAATACTACAACTTCTGCTATAACAATATCAGCTTATATTAAAGCTACAATAGGAGGAACACCATTAGATTTTTATATTATTAAAAATATGACAGTCCCAAGTGGTTCTGCTTTTACACACGACTCTAAGATTGTGATGTTAGCTGGAGATAGATTGTATTTTGTAAGTGATACAGCAACATCATTAGACGTAGTTGTAAGTTATGTACAAAACATTAGTGATTAGGAGTAAGAAATGCCTTTTATAGGAAACACACCAAGTGTAAACTTTACAAGTTTTGCTAAACAAGATATAACTGGTGTTACTGGTAGCCCTGCTAAAAGAGGATTTACCTTAACCCATGCAGTAGCAAATGCAAATGAGATTGAAGTCTTTGTAAACAACGTAAGACAAGAGCCAACAGAATCCTATACAGTAAATGGTACTGGATTAACCATGTCTGGTGATGTTGAAACTACAGATGACTTTTACCTTATCTACTTAGGCAAAGCCATACAAACAACAGTTCCACCTGATGGCTCAGTAAGCACAGCAAAGATAGCTGATAATGCAGTCAACTTAACATCTAAGGTTACTGGTGTATTGCCCTCTTCTAAAGGGGGAACTGGTCATTCAGCTGTTATAGCTTTTGCTTGTAAAAAAAACTTACCCTCTGCAGCAGCAGACAACTCTACTAATGACACTATAGTTTTTAATCAAGTCCAACTTAACATTGGTAATGCTTATAATAGTTCCAATGGTAGGTTTACTGCTCCAGTGGCAGGAGTTTATTCTTTTTCTTTTCATGCTATGACAGCAGGGTCTGGTGGAGCAGCACAACCTGCTAATACTTCATCCCTTGCTTTTTTTTACAAGAATAATGCAGATGCTGGGTTTGGTCGTATGCAATCTAGAGTAAATGGGCAAACTAGTTATGCAAATATTTCTGGAACTATAAATATATCACTTGCAGTAAATGATTACATTACTATTCATGTGGCATCAGAGTTTATTTTAGTAGCACATAGCCAACATTTTAATCAATTTAGTGGTCACTTAATAGGAGTTGCATAATGGCAATAAGCAAAATCCAAGCTGAGTCAATGAACCTAGCAGATACCTATGGTTTTAGTGGTACAGTTACTGGTGCTGGTAGTTTAGTTCTCTTGGTTAACTCAACAATTTCAAGTTCACGAACAAGTGAAGTAATTTCATCTACTTATATAAATAGCACATATGATGAATACATACTTTTCTTTAATCTTAGACAAGCAACTCACAATCAAGTTTTATCTATGCAAGTACTGGTTGGTGGTACTGTGAACACAAGCAGTATGTATGCTTATGAAGTTGCAGGTACTTCAGGTTCTTCATATGAATCATCAAATGCTACTACTTCATTGAGACTAACAAAATATGGTGTTGGAAATAATACAGGAGAATGTGTTACAGGTAGGCTACATATTCAAAATGTAAATAGCACAACTTTTCCTTTTATGTATTCAGGATATACAATGGCTAATAACGAGCATGGAAATCCTGAAGGTAGTTCTTTAATAGGTTCTTTAACAAAAGGAAATGTAGATAAGGTTGTAAATGGTCTTAGTTTAGCTTTCCCTAGTCAAATAACTAGTGGAACAATTAAATTATATGGATTAGTAAAGTAAGGGTTTAATGATGGCAAATGGAAATAAAAGTGTCGATGGTCAGTTAGTTGAAATGACTGATGCAGAACAAACAGCATTTGACAATGCTAACACAGCTTGGACTAATGCTACACCTGCTAGACGTATGGCAGAACTACGCAGACAAAGAGATGCACTACTAGTTGAAACAGATTACATGGGTAATTCAGATGTAGTTATGTCAGAAGATTGGGTTACATATAGACAAGGACTAAGAGATATAACAAGTCAAACACCTAGTGATGATACCTTGAGTAACATTACTTTTCCAACGAAACCAACGGAGTAAGTCATGCCCTACATAGGAACACAGCCTTTAACTGGGCAATTTACTAAGCTGACAGCCATTAGTGCAGGGGCAAATAGTTTAACAAACACTTACCCTTTGACTAAAGGTTCAGCATCTTTCTTTGCTGCAACAGCAGAACAACTAATCGTATCTGTGAATGGTGTAACACAAGCACCTAATGATGCTTACAGTGTATCAGGGTCTAACATTATCTTTACTGAGAACCTAACCACAGCAGACACGATTGATTACATCTTGGCTTTGGGAGAAGTTGGTAACTCAGTAGTACCTACAGATGGCTCAGTAACTGGAGATAAGTTTAGCTCTACTGTCTATAGAGATGGCATCAGGATTAATGGAAGTGCAGCTACTGATAACGTAACAATCGCAAGTGGTGAACGTGCAATGGTTGCAGGAGACTATACTATTCCCACAAACAAAACATTAACAGTAAATGGAGTATTAACCATTGTCTAAATTATTAGTTGACGAGATTCAACCCAAAACTACTGATGGTAGTGTAGGTATTAAAGGTCATGTGTTACAAGTTAAACAAACTTTGTACACAGACCAATTTAATAAGACTACAACAGCAGAAGAAGACATAACTGGGTTTAATATAACAATTACACCTACATCAATATTAAACAAAGTGCTTATTCAAGTTCATATGGTTGTGAGTTCAGGTGGAAATACTGGAGTTGGTTTTACCTTAAAAAGAGGAACAACTGCTATTGGTATAGGTAAAGATGAGGGAAGTCGTACTAGGATAGGTTGGGCATATGATGGTGGTAATTCAGATACAAATAGAGCAACATCAGTATCTTATCAATTCTTAGATGAACCTGCAACAACAAGTCCAATTACTTATAAAATTAGTATATATAAACATTCTACAAATTCTTTTTACCTTAATAGAAATCAAACAGCTGGTGGTCAGTTTTATGATGACAACTATGCTTCAACTATAACTGCAATGGAAATAGGAGGATAGCATGAGTAGTAAAATAGGTGTGCAGAACATAGCACACACAAACGGAACTAATGCTATGACTGTTAGTGCTGGTGGTGTAACCACATTTACTAATCCACCTGTAGGTATTACATCAATGGGTTTAGTAAAACTAGTAACTCTTAATCTTTCAAATGCTACTGATGCTACTATTAGTTCAACTTACATTAACTCTACTTATGACACATACAAATTTATATATGATTTTGTACCTGCTCTTAATAATGCTTATTTATACACTAGAGCAGTTGTTGGAGGTTCTGAAGATACTGGAAATAATTATGGTTATGAAGTTTCACCTTTAGATGGTGGATCAATTGTTAATAATGATTCTACAAATGTCATGGCTACTCATCATAAATACACTATTGGAAATGGAAATGGAGAGGGTATAACTGGAGAATTTACTTTATTTAATGTGAACTCAACCACAAGGTCTGCTTGTATATCAGGTCATTCAACATCCTTTACATCTAATCCAGTTCCTACTCAAAACGTATTTGGTGGTGCTTATAAATCTGACCAAAGAGCCAAAGTTCTTAATGGGTTAAGGCTTTTTATGGAAACATCTAGTGCAATATCAAATATAACAAGTGGGTTTATAACAGTTTATGGAGTATCTAAGTAATGACATCAATTCTTAAAGTAGACACCCTACAAGATGCTAATGGTACTGGCACTCCTTATATTAAAAATGCTGTGTTGCAAGTAGTTAATCATCAAGATAGTGCAGTAGCATTTACTGGTAACACAATACCTAATGATAATTCAATCCCTCAAAAAACAGAGGGTGGAGAATTTATGAGTTTAGCTATTACACCTAAGTCAGCCACAAGTAAATTATTTATACAAGTTGTTATGAGTGGGGCTGCAACTAATGCTAATGCTGAATCAATCTCATCAATATTTAAAAATGATGAAACAAATGCTATAGCCACAGCAGGACAATATCAAACAGTAGCCACTGGAATAATGACTGTAAATTATAGTCATTACATAACAGCAGGAACTACGTCTTCAATTACTTTTAGAGTAAGAGGAGGAGCTAGTGCAGGAAATTATACATTTAATGGTTATTCAAATACAACCAGAAATTGGGGTGGTGTTTCAGCTTCAAGCATAACCATTATGGAAATAGGAGGATAGAATGGCATTAACAAAATTAAACTTGGCAAGTGTGATTGATAGGCTTCCAACTGGTAGTGTGTTGCAGACTAAGCAAGGTGAAAGAAAAACAAGGTTTATCTCCACTAGTGGCACAACTTTTGTTGATTGTGCAGTTTCAGTAAATATAACACCTAAATCTACTTCTTCTGATATTTTAATTACAGTTCAAGGTACTTTATCAAATGAAAGTAATAATGGAGAAGTGTGTCGTGTAATACTTTTTAGAGGAAGTACAGAAATAGGTGGTGCAACTGGAGGTGGAACAACAAATGATTTCATGACTACTCTACCAACACAAGTTTATAATATGTATCCTTTTTCAAATTCTTTTTTAGACAGTCCATCAACAATTTCAGAAATAACCTACAAAATACAAATAGCTAGTGGTAGTGCAAATGATGTTGCACTAGGGGGTCGTGGTGATTCCACTGCTTCTGCTGTACCAACTAGAATTACAGTTCAGGAGATTAAAGGTTAATGAAAATGTCAATGAAACCTGAACTACAAGTACAAATGGAACTAGATGCCCACGAAAAGGAATGTGCTATAAGATACAAAACAGTAGACGATAAATTAAACGCATTAGATAAACGTATGTGGAGATTAGAAGCAATGATAATGGCAAGTACATTTGCTGTAGTTGCTTTAATGATAAGTATAATTATGAAATAGAAAGGTAAAGGGATGCTTGACCCCATTACAGCTTTTGCTGCAATCACTGCTGGGCATAAAACTATTATGGGGGCTATAAAAATAGGTAAAGATTTAAGCTCCCTTTCCACAGCTATAGGTAAGTTTGCACAAGGAGAAGCCCATCTCCAACATGCAGAAGCACAGAAGAAGAAAAGTAGATTCTCTTTTGCAGAAGACTCAGCTATAGAAAAACATTTTCAAAAAGAAGCATTAGATGATATGAGAAATGAATTACGTTCTATGTTTCTTTTGTTTGGAAAAGCAGGACAGTGGGAAAGACTACAAGGTGAGATTGCCCAAGAAAGAGCTAGGATTAAGAAAGAACTAGCTATGCAACAAAAGATTAAAGATAGAAACACAGCAATAATAGTAGTAACTACTGTTTTAATAATAGGATTTTTTATAATACTAGGTTTTGCTAATTTTTTACAAGGACTTATATAATGTTTAAAGCTTTAGTAATAGCCTGTGCTATAATGAATCCTGAAATGTGTATAACATTTGAAGATGTACGAGACAAATTAGAAACAAAGGAACAATGTGTTGAAAGAGTTTATGAAATGCGTGAGCATATATCACAACAGATGCCCCACTTAAAACCTATGATATACAAATGTGTTCAATTAAATAAAGGAAGATTTACATGATGTGGTTTTGGTTAAAGTTGTCTAGTAAGATAGGTGACATTAGTAATTACTTTTACAACTTACACATAAAAGCTTTAAGAAAGAAACAAAATAAGGATAGTAAACAATGATACAAGCTTTAATAGCTCCAGTAGCTTCTTTGTTAGACAAGTTTATTCCTGATGCTGACACAAAACAAAAGATTGCACACGAGATTGCAACCATGTCACAAAAACATGCACAGGAACTGGCTAAAGGTCAGATAGATATTAATAAAGAAGAAGCTAAACACAGGTCACTCTTTGTTGCAGGATGGAGACCCTTTCTAGGGTGGATACTTGCAGCTGCTATGGGGTGGCACTTTGTATTTGCACCTATGACAATGTTCATCTGTGCTTATTTTAACGTACCAATCCCAACTCTACCAGTGTTTGACATGGATTCTCTTATGACTGTGTTACTTGGTATGCTAGGACTTGGTGGATTACGTACTGCAGAAAAGATAAAAGGCATAACTAAGTAATGGAAATAGAATTAATAAGTATATTTTTACAAGTATTAACACTCCTAGCTGTCTGTGCAAACACAGCTATTAACATAGTATATAGGTTGAAAAAATGAGTCTTTATGAAAATATAAATAAACGAAAAGCTGCAGGTACATCACGTACTAAGGCAAAAAGTACAGTATCAGCTAAGTCATACTCAAAGATGAAAGCTGGTTTTCCTAAGAAGACAGATAAATATAAGAAGAAAACATAATGACAGCAGATAGAAAAACAATAGATAAACTACATGAGGTGGTAACGCAACAGTTACTACTACGTGTACGTACTGGAGAAGCCACAGCTAGTGAACTATCAGTAGCTGTTAAATTTCTTAAAGATAATGGAGCTTCTCTAGATGTTATAATGGATCAAAGTCCTATGGCAAGTCTACTAAAAGATTTACCATTTGATGTAGGAGAAAAATTACAATGAACAAAATCCCAGAGAAGCTTAAAGACTTTAGAAACTTTACTTACTTAGTATGGTCTCACTTAGGCTTACCTGAACCCACTCCAGTACAGTATGACATAGCTCACTACTTACAAACAAGTCCAAAACGTAGCATAATAGAAGCTTTCAGAGGTGTAGGTAAGTCCTACATCACTGCTGCATACGTAGTACATCAGTTACTACTAGACCCTCAACTTAAGTTTATGGTTGTATCAGCTTCTAAAGCAAGAGCAGATGACTTCTCTACATTCACTCAACGTATCATAGTTGAACTACCTATATGTCAACACCTCGTTGCTAGAGACGGACAGAGGTGGTCTAAGATAGCTTTTGATGTAGCACCAGCCAAAGCTTCTGGAAGTCCCTCAGTGAAGTCCGTAGGGGTCACAGGACAGCTTACAGGTTCTAGAGCAGACATTATCATAGCTGATGACGTAGAAGTTCCTAACAACTCTATGACTCACATGATGAGAGAGAAGCTTAGTGAAACTGTTAAAGAATTTGATGCTGTGTTAAAGCCTGACGGTAAGATTATATACTTAGGTACACCTCAGAATGAGATGTCTTTGTATAACGTATTACTTGCACGTGGTTATGATATGAGAATATGGACTAGTCGTTACCCTACTTTAGAACGAGCAGAGAAAGCTTATGGGGGCAGGTTAGCTCCTATCCTATATGATCGTATGCAAAAGGAAGAACAAGCCGTATATGGGCTTCCTACAGACCCTAAGAGGTTTGATGACGAGGATTTACTAGAGAGAGAGCTATCATATGGTCGTTCAGGTTTTGCATTGCAGTTTATGTTGGACACATCCTTAAGTGATGGTAACAAGTACCCACTCAAACTAGCTGACTTGATTATATACAGCTGTGATAAGGACACTGCTCCTGAAAAGATGGTGTATGGTATATTTAAACCCATTATAGAGCTACCTAACGTAGGTCTAGCAGGTGATAAGTTCTATGCTCCTGAAGATACTGTAGGTAGGTTGGACTATCAAGGCTCAGTGCTTGCTATTGACCCCTCTGGTAGGGGTAGTGATGAGACAGCCTATGCAGTTGTCAAGATGTTAAACGGATACTTGTACGTTGTAGATGCAGGAGGTGTAGCAGGAGGTTACTCTGACAGTACATTACAGCATTTAACTGACCTAGCTAAGATAAACAAGGTTAATATGGTACTAGTAGAGAGTAACTTTGGTGATGGTATGTTCTCTGAACTACTTAAACCTTACCTTATGAAGACTTATCCTGCTACATTAGAAGAGGTTAGACATAATACACAGAAGGAAAAGAGAATAATAGACACCTTAGAGCCTGTTATGAATCAACATAGACTCATAGTAGACCCTAAAGTTATACAAAAAGACTACGATAGTGTACAGAATATGCCACCTGATGTAGGTATGAAGTACATGTTAACGTACCAATTGACTAGAATAACCAAACAAAGAGGAGCATTAGCCCATGATGACAGGCTTGACGTTCTTGCTATGGCAGTCCAGTACTGGGTTGACCAGATGGCTGCTGATGCAGATACAGAAATCAGAAGTAGAAAAGAAGAAATGTTAGACATAGAGCTAGATAAGTTCATGTCACACCTCAATATGAGTGGACAAGACAGTTCTAGTAGCAGCTGGATTGATGTATAACGTGTTCTAAAGTTACAACCAAGTATAACCCCCTTTGACATACTATAACTATAGCTGTGTTAAAGAGGGTTTAACTCTAGTTATACACCAGTTAAACATGGGATTATATAGTATGATACCTACTGGTGCTGCTAATAGTTAAAAGAACGAATGCATTTTGAAAGAAAAATCTGAGAGGGTATATAACTCTAAGGTCTTGCTCGTTTCCCCCTACGCACACGCAAAAAGGGACTCGTTCCATTCTAAACATGTCAAACTTTTGACCATAACTTGCACCATAGTTGCACATTTACCACACTGTTGCACATATGTCACATTGTCTGTCTCTCTCTATCTATTCTTTTTGTTATACTATACTATACAAAATAAAACTTTCTGCAGATAAACCTAGAGATTGCACCAGCTGGTAAATTAAGTCCTTGTTTTTAAACGATAATATATTTATTTTAATTATTTAATCTTTTTTCTTGCAATAGTTTTAAAAGTAAT